GTGAGACTGTTTTGGTTTACTGGATTAAAGACAGTAAACTTGGAGCCGGGATTAGCCCGGCTCTTGACCCGAGACAGTTTCTTTCCTTCCCGGGAAAGAATTTTGTAGGCGCTGTTCTCATGGAAATGAGACGCCGTCTTTTGTTTTAAATATTTACTGAGTATTTGCTATTTATCGTAGTTTTTATCTCACAACGTGTTTGTATTTGCAATTAACCTTTGTAAGTAATTTTATTGTATATTATGGCTGATGGTGTAGAAATTGGTCCTGGGGTAGCCAGGGCTTTAGATGATAACCGTGTAGATCTTAATATTTCTTCTGGAGCTATGGATGTTCAAAAGGTGGGTGGTGCGATTCAACAAGGATCGCTCCAGCCGTCTGTTCAAGCTTCAACTCTAGATATTCTCCAGCATGAGACTGTTCTTTATGCTGGGTCTATCGCTCCTTCAACATCAGTGGGAACTGTAGTTTATCAAACTCCTATTGATCCATCTCAACTTTATAGTGGTAGTAATCCCTCTAGAGTTACCTGGATTTCAAAACTTTACAAGTTTTGGACAGGTGATTTGACTTTTCGATTTGTGTTTACTAAAACTATTCTTCAGCAGCTAAAATTGATTGCCGTGTTTGTGCCTGGCGCTTCTGCGTCAGACCCAGCCCCAACTCCTCAGCAAGCTTACTACTACCGCCACAAAGTTCTGATGAATCCAGCTAATGAAATGGAATGGTCGTTGAATGTGCCATACGTGTCAACGAAACCTCACCAGGTTATGGGTGAACCAACTGGTATGCTGTACGTTATGTTGTTTCAGCCAATGGCGGTTTCAAATAACGACGCATCTTCAATCTCTATTGACATCTTCGTTGCTGGAACTTCTCTTAAATTTCATGAATTTGTGTTGCTTCCTGCTCTTGCAGGGCTCACCACGATTTCACCTGGAAATTCTTTTATAATTCAGTCCTTCAGTGGGTCTGCCGCTAATCCTGGGAATACGGGTACCAAGACTTTTCTCTCTGACAATGAGAGCACTTTGGCTACAGCGCTCGGTACGTCAGCAGATCTCGCTCTATTCAGTGTCTCTAATGGACAGTGTATAGCAGCCGGACCCCTCGTGGCCACCGAAGTTCCGTATAATGCAAGTACCATGAGGACTATCTCTGGATCTCCTCAGGGTAATTGTATTTCATCAAGGACTGCCATTTTTATTCAATCGGATAAAACGGCAGGAGTAGCGATAGGCTCAGTGGCTTATTTAACTGTTTATGTTTGGAATGATTTCTCTTTTGCTATTGGTCCTGCTTCTGCCTCAACAATTTGTGACTATCAATCAAATGTGGCTGTAACTGGTTACAATGCCACGTTCCCATCAACTTTCACCGCGTTCGGTGATCAGGGAGCAATGGTTGCTAGGATCAACGAGTTGGAAGAAGCAGTTCGAATGCTCCTCCTTAATAATGTTTAATATAATCTAATAATCTCAATCTGAAATTGTTTAATTATGTCTGAAAAACCTTCAATCTCTGAACTTTTGGTGCAGAAACAAACTGCACTACAAGCGGATGTTGAGAGTTTGGTACGCTCTAATCGGCGTGCCTGTAGGCTTAGGTGTTGTATGTCAGCTTCTAAGTTGTGTTTCACGGTAGGTTTTCTTGCACTTATTATATATATATTGTATGCTTTGTATCTGTATTTGTTTAGTTCTAGTGCTTTTCTTCCGCAAGTTTTTACTGCCGTGAGTTCCTTTGTTTCATGTATAACTTCGCCCATAGAGTGTGTGTCTGTTCGTCGTCGTGTGAATGAAACCTATTATGCTCCTGTAAGGGACCCTGATCCAACTTTGGTTCAGTTCTTAGAGGAGTATGAGAAGTGCAAAGAGATCAAATTTGGTGGTGGCTCATCACTTTGGTCTGATCGCTTTGTACTTGAGGCTTGTGGGTGTGATGTCACCCATGAGGCTTTTAAGGATATCAAAAATTGTACTTTTAGTGGTAATTTCACTGTTATTGCAAAACATTGTATAGGTTTAGATGTTCCTGACTGTAAAAAGCATATTGAGGCTAAACCTCAATATGCTGCTTTGCCTCGCGCAGCACCAATTATTGTTGACAATAGTTGGCGTTGTGAGCCGAACTGGATGAATTACTTCGCTTACTACTTTTTGAGGACGGTGAGTTTTACTTCATTGGGAACTCACCCGAAGAAAGTGGAAGAGAAGTGTTTAGCTAGGTATGCTCAGGGGTAGAGCTTTTATTTAGTTTTAATTTCATAATGTCTGATTGTATTTGTAGAATTAGAGATTACGAGACTCTTATTATATCCATTTTGCTTAATCGTGAATATTATTCTGTAATTGATATATTTGAATTGTGTTGTGCTTATTGTGAAAGTGATAAGTTTCACATTGTGTGTGCTTTAGATTCTTTAACTAGACGCGGTATTTTGTTACGTGAGGTTAGGGAAGATTTAGGGTTTTTCAAATTGTTATTTTAGAATGGATATAGTAGGTAAGATCTGTGCTGTTCTGGAGGTGGAAAAAGATTTCGTTGATTTCAACGCGATCTTTGCCTACGTTCAGGATAGGACAGATTGTAACATCCACGACTTTACAAGGGCGCTCCAGCAACTGTTTACTAACGGTGTTATTGTGCGACGAATTGAGGGGCATGGTCTTGAAGCTTACAAGCTTGTAAAGACCAGTCTTCTTCCTGAGTTTAGGTGTGATCTTTGTGCTGTGAGTTGCAATAGTTACTCGCAGTATGAGAGTCACATCCGTGGCCACCAGCATGTGAGTAATTTGCATGCCGTGCGCACCGGATCACGAGATCGGACTCAGTGGTTCTCTTGTGGCGTTTGTCACAAAAGACTCAATTCCCCCGCGCAGTTAATGCTGCACATGGGACAGTGCTGTAGTAAGCTGTCAGATTATCAGGTTCCTGGTCGTCTGCCATCTTGCCTCCTTCCAGGTCGTGGAAAGTTTAATCAAACCAAAGCTGACAACTGTGACCATGTCTTTCCAGAATGTGAGGGTTGTTGGTGTTGGTATGATGATGTTTAGAAACATCATTGTTTTAGTTTTATAATAACCAGATTAGGTAGTTAATTTAATTTTCTTTGTGTGTATAATTAGATTTGTTTAACTTTTAGATTTTAAAATGTCTATGGAAGTAGCAAACCTTCAGTTAGTTAGCTCTGGTGGGATTAGTGAGACTACTCTCCCCGGAACTTGGGTTATTGGTAACCATTATGTTGGAACAATTGAGGTTGAGTGTGTTCCTTATTCTGGTACGGATATTGCGATGTATGGTGAGTTCACAATTGCTGGTTTTAATAATCTAATTGTAATTCCTGTAACTGGTAGTGTTATTACTGGTTGTGGTTCTGATATCCTTGTTAATTTCGATGTTTATTGTTTGTCTGTTCCTGAGATCAACTATGTGCTTAATGCAAATGGTGGTGCAGGACAATTTATTGTGAATGTTGTAGTTAATAAATCTGTTTAGTGAGTGAGGCGGCGACGAATTAAATGTCGTGTATCATGCTGCTCATGTTAGTTTTTATTCTATATTGTTGTATATAAAATAATGTAAAATACTCGGTACAGACCGGGGCCCGAAAGGGTGTAAAAACAAAACTCTCGCGAGTATAAAGTGATGGCCGTAGTGGCCCATTTATGTGTTAACATAGTTTTTGGGCCTCGGCCCCTTATGTGTATTTTATCGTATCATATATTGTAATAATTGTTAACTGTATAAATGTTGTAAAGTGTTTGTCATTCACATGACTTTATGGGTTTTATGTAGTTATATATGTGTGTTTTATTTAGTAATTTAAGAGCCGCGGCCACGCCGAGTAGGATCGAGGGTACAGCTCACTAAATT